AAATCCAGACTACTTTTTTATGTGATCCTCGACTGACTACCTGAGGATCTTTCATCCGGAGCTTGCCGTATTTAGCTGTTTTGAAATGATCGGCCGTCAATAAATTGCATTGACCACATGAGGTCGTGTGGCCGGTGGCATAGTTTTTCCAGATCTTCTCTGTGATCTTGCCACAGTCACACCTGAACTGAACCAACTGTTTTGATCCTAAGTTATCTGGGACAGACTGATTATTTAGCACAGTAAGTGTCAAGCCTAAGCTCCTTGTGACGGGATCGAACTGAATCCCCAGCACACATACGTGGATACATAAACTAAGGTTGCGGTTGTTTCCGCCCTACTAGATACTAGATACCTAGTTAGACTTCTGCTGATGAGACTATAGAGAAAGGGATTTCCAAATGATCGGACCGTACAGCACCTACGCGCCACCTGGTGTTAGCACTCAGACCACGGTTGAGCCCGCAGTTGGACAACTTCTAGGCGCCCTGCGTGTGCCGGTCTTGATTGGCGTCGGTAAAGAGACGTTGGCCCAGACTAATTTCGAGATTATTCGTGGATCAAGCAGTCTTGCTGATACACCGATTTTTGGCGAAGATACCGCTGGGCGTTGGGTGTCAGGTGGGACACCGCAAAATCCAACTTTGGGGGCGCAAGATGGTAGCAAGACGCAGTTCCGTGTGCGTAATTGGCCGATTGTGGATGGTACAGGCCGTGGCCTCACCACATATGACATAACAAAGGTCTCGGCGTCAGTAAACGGACAACAGGTTGTGGTGACAGCAGTCGACGGGACCAATGGACTCGTGTCTTTGCTTATTCCGCCAGCGACGGATGCACATGTTACGGTGAATTATTACTTCCACCGCAAGGACACCCGGACCACTGATAACCTGACTGCACAAGTTACCAGGGGTGTTGCGGTTTTGGTGGCTCCAAAGGCGGAAAATTATACAGTAGTTGCAGGTACTAGCGACACATTTGTGCTTACTGTCAATGATGGTACTGTTGCTGCGACAGTTGTGCTTGCGGCAGGTGCAGCCCGACCAGCATCTGATGTGGCTGCAAATATCAATGCAGCTGCAATTCCTGGGCTCACTGCTTCAGTACATATTGATGCTAATGGTCAGAATCATGTGCAACTGAGCGCTACCGGAAATATCCGAATTGGATCCGGCAATGCTAACGGTGCACTCGGGTTCAGTCCGGGTGACTACACCAATCGTGCTAAATCGTTCCGCACTTTTCAAGGTCCGATTGTCGATGGTTCGGACGGCGGTATTACGACCACTGATCCATCTAAAGTTACTGTGCTGGTCGATGGCCAACAGGTGCTTGCAACTGCGGTGGACGGTACGAACCGACTTGTTACACTAGGTGTTGCTCCACGGGATGGGCAAACTGTCACGGTTGCTTACTGGTTCAATACATTCCAGGATACATTTGACTATTTGCCAAACAGCAATATTATAACTGTAGGCGATGTTGGTATCGGACCTGGGCGTCGCGATTACATCAATGGTATAGATTTTGTCGTAGTCAACGACAGCGATCAGTCCAAAATCCAGTGGGGCTCGGCATTTCAGGTTCGACCTGGTGTCAAAACGGGCCTCGTGCCTTTGGATTCCACACAGATCGCTGGCATGCTTGTAGATGATCGTATCTTTGGTGTCCAATGTGATAGGTATACGGATCCGACGACTTCAACAATTATCACGACCAAATTCGTTATGCCGCTTAAGCCCACAACGGGTAACGGCCGTGACACGCCACTTGGTACCTCGCTCTACCAAACGGTTACTAATGGACGTATTGATCTCCCGACAAACCGTCCCGATCTTGTAGTCGTTCACGTTGGTAAGACTTGGCGCGACGCAGCAGCCCGACCGCCTGTAGCAGTGCTCGAGGTTGACTCGGCAAACAATACATTTACTCTGCGCGATCCAGTTCCGGCGGATTATAATGCATATGCTACGTTCTGGTATAACCGTCTGCAGGATGATGTTGTTACGGCATCAGTTGTGACTCCTGGACCGTCTGGGACTGGTACTTATACACTAGAATCTCAACTCACCGGTACGCTTCTATACGGTGTGAAGTTTGGTGTGAAGTCGGGTCTTTCAAAGATTATTCAGTGGCCTTCAGGTGCCGAAAATTTCCCGGATGCAATTTTGACTGGCGCCGGAAACCCTGTGGCCGAGACTGTTATGGTGACCTTCCTGCAGTCGCTTGATCCGGCCACTCATGCGTCATTCTCGACGCCTGGTCAGGAACCATATGACATCTACAATGCCACCCGAAACTTCGGTGGAATTAGAGTTGACGGAACTCTTATCACCGGCAGCAGCGTAGATCTTTCAACGGCATATCGGGCACAGTTGCTTGGTTCGCCCTTGACTGAGCCTCTAGCGTTTTTGGCAACTGACTATCTGCAGCTTGTCATAGACGGCGTGACCCTGGCCGCGGTTGCTCTTTCTGGTGTTACTACCGTGGCTGGTCTGGCAACAGCAATCAATGCTGTGGTGGATGCAGATACTCAGACCCATCCTGATGGGTCTGGAACCTTCGCCGCAAGCGCCCCGAATACACTTGCGTCGACAGTTATTTATGGATCACAGCGTGTTCTTAAGATTCGGGCTCGCGGCGTACCATCATCAACGAATGGGTTACTATCCCGTGTCTTGGTTCAGATCCCTGTTGGTTCTGGGCAGACCGACGGTTCCGTTACATGTGGGCTTGCGCCGAATATGTCTGCAATCGGGTCGTATAGCGCAATTAACCAACCGGCAACGACCATTGGTACGATGGATGCGCCGTTTGCAATTACGGCTGGTGTTAATGATCGACTTGAATTAAACGTGGATGGCGTGGACGTTACAACTGTGTTGCCTGCAGGTGCTGCAGTCCCGCTGAATGATGTGGTTACAGCCATCAACGATGCTTATGTGCCGTCGATGAGCTCTACGGATGCCGCGACTTACCTTGCGAACGTAATTACTCTCTTGAATGCAGTCAAAACCGGGTATAACTTGCATCGTGTGTCGACGACCTTCCATGTGGCCGCAGATGGTACGAATATTATCAGCGGTACGGCATCTGATCTTGCGACATCGATAGCTCTTGCTAACGAGATTAAAACGAAACTAAATCTGCATTATTTACAGACCGGTGTGCATCAGGTTAATGACACAGTGAACACTGTATCAGCAACTGATGCCATTGATTTGCAGACAACTGTTCATTTGGCGAATGAGGTCAAGCGTCTATACAATTTGCATCGCGTCCAGACCAGTGTCCATGGTCATAACGACACGACCAACATCGAGACGCTGACTATTGCGTCTGATCAATCTTCGGCTGAGGCCTTGATCGCAGATCTATATACTCAGATCAATGCCCACTATCTTACGGCCGGCGTTCATCTAATAAATGATACGGTTAATACACTGGTGGTAGTGCCTGCTCCAGATTCTGGGGGTGGCCCGTATACGAACTCAGCAGCTTCGCTTAATGAAATGAAAGCGAAGCTGAACTTGCACTTCGTACAATCCGGCGTTCACGTTGTGAATGATGTTACGAACACAATCACGACTGCAAATGCATCTGCAGCTTCGTTGCCGTCAGTGATCGCGTTGGCGAACGCCATTAGTTATGCTACCACTAACGGGTCCTATAATGCGCACCGTATACAGACCCAGGGTGCATATCATGTCCACGGGACCAATGATGGGACCAATAGCGTAACTGCCTCGATGACCGAGATAATTGCACATACTGGTCTGGGATACTATGCTGACCAGCTGGTACTCATGTCCCGTATCAATACTGTGGGGTCCCAGATTGTGGTTAAATCCACAGGTACGGCCAACGATCTACTTGGTCTGACCTCGGGCGGTGCTTACCAACGTTTGCAGCCAACATCTGCCGCGCTCGCTGGTGCTCTTAATGCTGATACAGATTTTGCAGCTGTAGCAGTTGCATGGGCCATTTCAGTACAGGGTCTTGGTGGGTATCTTCGGATTGACTCGCTATCAGTTGGTTCTGGATCAACACTTGCGTTTACTGCAGTTGCAAACACAGCATTTGTTACAGATACCGGGCTTGGAATTGTGCCGGGAACAAGTGGTGATGTAGGTGAGCCTGCCCGTGCAGGCTTCCAGGTCGCATCTAGTCAAGGTCTTCTTGGTTCTCATGGGACTGGATTCCCTGGGCAGACCTACACCGATGCTACTACAGGACTTAGGTTCACGATTCTGCCGCCCGACGCTGGTGATTATGACGATGGTGGTAAGTTCACGCTCATTGTGGGGCAGACATTTACAGCGGATCTGGCGACTCTTGCGATCCCTGGACTGCAGCTTAGTGTGTATAACACCGTTAATACCGCATATGGTACAACGGCGCTCATAACAACTTACCCGCGTAGCGGAGCTGAGCCAGCTATTGGTGATGTGTATTATGTTTCATATGAATACACAAAGACTGATTTATCAACACAACTCTTCCGTGATTCGCGCAAGATCCAACAGGCCTTCGGAAATCCAACACCGGACAACCCATTATCACTTGGTGCTCGGCTTGCACAACTTAATGGTGCAGTCATTGTTGGTCTTAAGCAGGTCCTGCGTGCTACCGGATCCTCGCAAGCTTCTGCAGCATCTTATGCGCTGGCTATTGATGAGCAAAGGAAGCCGGTTTCTGGTTCTGTGAAACCAGATGTGATTGTTCCACTTACAACTGATCCGCAAGTGTTTGCCTATTTGAATCAACATTGTATTTTCATGGGCACTCCGCGTCAGGAAGGTGAACGCATTGGCGTCGTTGGTGTTGCCGCTGGAACTTCACCGCTCGGTGTCCAGGCTGTTGCTCAGGGTTTGAATTCTGAGGTCATGATTGTGACCTATCCGGATTCATATGTGGTTAGCGTTGCGGATCTACAAGGAAACTCGGTGGATCAGCTCGTGGATGGTTCATATGCTGCAGCAGCTCTATCTGGGTCACTTACTAACCCAGCATTTGACGTGGCAATGCCTCTCACTCGACGTCAAATTGTTGGGTTTAAGCAGCTTGGTAGATTCCTTGATCCGACCGAGGCTAATCAGATTGCCGTAAACGGTGTCTCGATCTTTGAACAATATGGTGCTGGTATCCGCATTCGGCATGGCCTGACAACAAATGTGTCCTCGGTTATCATGAGGACGCCATCTGTTATCTTAACAATCCAATACGTGCAGCAGATGACCCGGCGATCTCTTGATCCGTTTATCGGACAGAAGCTGACCGGGACGCTTATCAAGTCAATTGAGAGCGCGATGCGCGGCGTGTTTTCGCAGCTCATTGATCAGACCATCGTGAACCAAGTTTCGGCTATTGAGGTCACAGTGGATGATAATGATCCAACCATTTTGCGTGCATCAGCTATCTATGTGCCGGTATTCCCTCTAGAATATATTGTCTGCGTATTTAACGTGCGCGTCCGGTCATAGGGCCGGATTTGGGATTCATCCACCTGGTAGGGTTCCTCTATGGAACAATCTCCTACCAGGTGGATAATCTATTGCCATATCCACATTGATTCTAGGCGTCGATATATTGGTCTGACTAAGAAGACCATGATGCAGCGCTGGCATCAGCACGTAAACTCTGCGGCGAAGCGGGAGCGTGGATGGTCGCACTTTGCAAATGCCATTCGGAAATATGGCAAGGAGGCCTTTACTCACGAAGTCCTCCAGATTTATGGGACTTTGGAGGAGGCCAATGCTGCGGAACGGTATTGGATAGAGCACTTTGGCACTCAAGACCCTGCCAGGGGCTTCAACCTCACAAAGGGAGGGGGCTCGCAGCCTCACCTTCTGCACCGTAACCCCTGGGATGATCCAGCCTATCGAGCTAAGATGTCCCAGAACATCAGGTGTTGTTTCACCCCGCAGGCCATGGCCAAGGTGAAGGCCACTCGTGCTACACCGGAGTCTAAGGCCAGGAGCTCGGCAGCGACCAAGGCAGCTATGGCAAGGCCCGAGGTGAAGGCCAAACACCTGGAGCTCCACGAGGATCCCGCCTACCGATCCCGAATCTCTGGTTCCGTGCAGGAGACCCTCGCCAGGCCTGAGGTGCGCGCGAAGATTGTAGCGGCGAATCGGGCGGCTTTAGAAGACGAACAGCTTCAGAAGCGTAAGAAGACCGCAGTCGCTGCTGCTTCCCGGCGCCCCGAGGTCCGCGCCAAGATCTCGACCGCCTCCAGGGCGCTCTGGCAGGATCCGGAGTACCGGGAGAGGGTGCTCTCCCGCGAGCTCTCCGACAAAACGCGCCAGAGGCTTTCCGCGGCGGCGCTCGGCCGCCAGCACACGCCCAAGTCCGTGGAGCGTCAGCGGCAGCTCTACCTCGAGCGGAGCTCCTGGTGCCGCTTCTGCCACGGGCCGGTGGAGGGAAAGCGTACCTGCATCCGGGGTCATGTTGCCTGCCAGATATGCTTTGCGAGGCACAAGGCGGGTGCCACGATGATGTTGGCGCCGAGTGAATTCGCTTGAAAGAATGGTTAAACTGTAGGGTTCTAAGATGGAACTGGCCTACACCATTGGGCGAACCTCCTCGTATGATCAAGCTCTTGCCGAAGAGCCGAAGGTCAAGAAGCTTGGTAGGAAGCCCTTGTGTGATGAATTCCCTGAAGGATACCGTGGTGGTTCCGTATGGCGTACGGCAACCGAGGCAGTAGTATATCTTACCAGTGGTCATCTTCAAGTTGGTTGGCATCCAGAGGACTTCAGTGTTTATGAATTGGAGCTTCCAGGCTTATGGGAGGATGCTACGGAACCCGATGATGGGTTTAGCAATCTTCTTATGGACTCAGTTATTCGACGTAAAACAACATTTTGAATATATCAATTAGTCTTCAAGCTAATTGATATGATGCCTTTTACTGGACCGATATGAATATCATACGATATAGTTTTCTTCGACTTGTTTTGTTCAGGTAAGTCGTGATTTCTAAATTAGCATCCTATTTGCCGCGTCTTCCAGAAAAAGAATATGGGATCAGTTCGCTCGTGGCTTCTGTTATCAACTATGGCCTCGATGCCTGGTGGCAGAAGACTGATGAACGTAACCGAATCGACCCTATGCCGTGGTGTCCGGCTGATCCACATGCTCATGTTTGTGAGACTTGGCTTGGATGTGCGCTATATAGATGCGTGAGCCTGAACCGGACCTATCCGACTTGGGCGCGTGCACTCAATGCATATGCGTTCTGGTGTCTTTTCGAGGGTCAGACAGCGGAATATGAAATCATTCCGTATCTAGATGTTTATGAATTTCGGGATATGATCAAGGGGAGTCATCAGTACCGGATTCAGTCTGAGATTATCCCGATCGAACTCGGTAAGCAGATTAGGTTACCAGTATTTGGTAATTTTTTCGTGCAGAGCCGTGGCACCAACATTTGTATGTTCATTACGCTTGATTTATGCTATGATAGCAGTCGTTGCACCATAACGGTGATGACGGCACCAGAGCATGCAATTGAGGCAGAGCAGTTCCTGCGGGCGATGGACGCATCAATTGAGGCGAATGATATATACTATCGCAAGTGTTTGTCATACGATCGGGGTAAGCTTGACTTTGCCGCGGTAACTCCCACTTTGTGGGATGATATCGTGATGAAACCCGATTTGAAGGTACGAATCCAGCAAAATACGATTGGGATTCTAGATAATACGGAGGTACTTAGTGGGCTTGGAATGTGCCCCAATCGGAATTTACTGATGATTTCACCACCCGGCATGGCTAAGACGATGACTTTCCGTGCAGTTTCCTGTGATGTGGAAGGGCGTATAACGCGAATCTGGTGTACGGGGAAGTCTATTGGACATGCCGAGCATGTAACTCAACTCTTTGCTGCAGCACGCGCCATGGCGCCATGTATTGTATTTATTGAGGATATGGACTTATTTGGCGGGGAGCGGACTGCATCGCGAGAATCTCGGGTGCTCAATGAATTTTTGGCGTGTCTTGACGGAGCTCAAGAAAACGCCGGTGTTGTTATTATGGCATCGACGAATGACGTGGTTTCTATGGACGAGGCGCTAGTCAATCGTCCGGGGCGGTTTGAGATTAAGATTGAAGTACCACTACCTGATGAAGCAGACCGTTTTGCGATGCTTAACAAATTCCTTACCACATATCATGCCAAGCACGACGTCACAGTCTCGAAAGACACAATCAAGAATGTCATTGAAATGACAGATGGGCTGACTGGCGATTATGTGCGAAGCCTGGCGAAGAGTGTGGTCATTCGAGCTGTGGCACGGGGTGCACCAGTAGTCAATGAAACTGTAGTCTTCAGCGCAGATGATGTAATAGATGCAGCCCAGCAAGTAATGCAGAATTATATGATCGGTAAGCGGGCTAAGAGACATCATATATTCGAGGCCGAGGGCTCTCATTGCGGATCTTTTAAGAAGGATCCTAAGATAGTGAAGTCCTAGGTTATTGCGATAGAATCCTGATACCAGTTTTCACAGAGGACCCTCATGAATCAGCAAGCTCTTCGCATAATCACCGCCGGTATCAAGAAGCTGGCACAAATGGACCCCCAAGACGAAGCTGTGGCTCGTACGGTCCAAGTAATCGAAGCCCAGGTTGATCTACTTGGTGAACAGTCTCGCAGCGTAGAGAAAAATTCTATCTCGCAGCAATCGATGGAATGTGACATCGGATGTCTGAAAAATCAGGTTGATAAGCTTCGTGCTGCAGCTGAACCGGCGGCCAGAAACTATCAACGCGTTGTAGCAATTCTTGGCGGCCTTCGACGTGCCGCACAGGTTGCAGAGCGCCCACAATATGCATCGCTTCGTCCACGTCTTGCTGCGTGTGTAAAGAAGGTTGCTGGGATTTTTGCTGAAGTTGATACTGTGGCAGATTTAGACAAGCCGCTCGATCAGATTGAGAAGGCCGTCCACGCCCTGTACGGCGACCAGTCAGCAAATCATACATATATGTTTGAAGCTCGTGGGAAGGGTCACCACAGCAAATAGGTAATAGCTGATGGCATCAGAGGATGTTAAGCTGACCCCTGGGACTGGATTCCATCTTGAGGCAGATGGGACTTGGAAAGCAAGGCCGATTCCGCCAGATGTGCTGAAATCAGCCAAATTTTCGGGTTATTTGACCATCAATGGATACAGGTGTACAGTGTTTGATACTCCTCAGCTTGAATCTTGGGCACAGAAAAACACAGGAACATCAATTATGTCTTCTATAGTCCAGCATTCCACTGATTACACTGAAACACTTTCTCCTATTGCTCAACGTGTCGCGGCCAAATATCTTCGGGCAGAGCAGGATCGTGTAACTCAGTTTCAGAAGAAACTAGAGGCTGACGAAATGGCAGGCTGGGACAAAGCAGCCAAAGAATACGTCGGACAGGTACAAAAATGGCTACCTGAGCTCGATGAAGCGCATAAGGCGGCGGTTGGAGACCTGGAAAAGACTGTTCATGGGGTGCCTAAGGCTAAGCATCCACGCGTCGATTCATATGAGGCTCAGCAGCTGCAGACTGTATTTGAGCAATACCTTGATGAAGTTCGGGCTGCGAAGCAACGGTTTGATGAAACCATCATGAAGGCTCTTCAAGAATTTATTCCGGTCGGAAATAGTGCTATCAAAGAGGCTTCGGTCCGTAGAGCTGCAAAGCAAAAAGTCCTCATTCGCTATGAGGCCTCTGAGCAGGCATATGATCCGGATTGGGTTTATTCCTTGGATATAGGAGGAGCGAATGCTGAAGCATTCGCAGAGGCAAATCGGCAGCTCCGAGCGGCAGGTGCTGAAGATATTGAGGATTCGGATGACTACATCACCATGTTGGCTTTTCAATCCGATGAGCCGGCGATTGTGCAGGCTATGACAAAAATCCAGAATGGTTCTGCTGGTGATGCTCCGGCAACTTATTTTTCGGAGTTCACACGTGTTGATCCAGCAAGAGACATTGATTACCTCGTGGAAAGAGATACTGACTTTGTAGAAAAGCAAGGTCAGGCTGGACCGAAGCAAGTGGCTGCTGAGCTGATCAAGATTGCAAATAAAATCAACAACAGTGACTGTCCGCAAGCGACTCTTGTAAGTCGCGATCTACGGAAAGTGCTGTCTTTTCTTGTTGATTGACGCTTGAAGTTGCGATTTTGACTTTATCAGATTCTAGGTCCAGCACCCAGCGCTTTTTACCTAAATCCCACATTTTGGCATATCCCTGGGAAGTGCGGAGTTCGGTTTCTGTCCTAAGTTCACCAGGTGGTTTGCGCAATCCGGATTTATTAAAGCGTTTTCTGTGCTTGGTCCAATAATAATCCGGTGGCACATTTCCGTCAAATCGAAATCCGATCTTTTTATATACTCCTCCGGAAAAGAGTCGGTTGTCTGAAAATGATACAATTGATTTCGGACGGAATTCATGGATAAATTGGGCTAGGATTTTGCTCCATATCCCGTGCACTCGGATGTTAGATATTGATGTCATGCGCACGAGCTCATAGTCGTATCGGCTTTGGCGGTTTGGCGGTCTGAATGTAGCGCACGCCACGATGCGTTCTCCGAGCATGACTCCATAATTTATCCCAGAGTGGCACGCACCGATATAATGGTGCTGGTCGTAGAAGCAATTGGCTTCGTCTGGTCGTAAATGGCGAATATTACATCTATTCGGCCTTACACTCATTACCGGTATTGATGCCTGGACTTTATTGGCTAAGAGTGCTTTTACGGCAAATTGCCGATCCCGCCATTCATCTTCAAAGATGCAAATAAGATCATACTTATGATTTGTTGCATTGCGGTATTTTGCCAGATCCCGTCGCTTTGCCTCAGGAACTGAATGCCATTTTAGTCCATGATATTCAATGAGGATCATTAGATCTGGTATTGCGATATCATATCTAAGGCCATTGATTACATATTCCATTTCTACCTTGACGCCAAGGGAAAGTAAATAACAATAAATATCGCGCTGAGCTCGAGAGATATGTGTTGCTGTGCATCCACATGTAAGGCATTCACCACGTTTTATTGAATCCAGCGTAGTCCAATGAATCATCTTGCAAGCTGGACAGATAGTTCGGAATGGTGTACGCGGACTAATAATATCGTCTAATGGGCGAAGCGCACTCAACAATGGTTCGTTCTTAAGAATTGGGCATATTAGGCTCTTCAGACTTCTTTGGTTTGCAGACCACCATTCATCTATAGCCCCCTTGCAATGACCGCAACTTCCGGTGCGGCCTGAATATACTGACCAAAAGCTGATCAGGGCATTGTTCCCGCAACTGCATGTCCACTCCACCTTTTGACCAGAACTTCTTTTAATATTATGTGGATCCTTCATGCGTAGCTTACCAAAGTTGCGGTTCTGTAATTCTTCTACGCGGATTATGTTGCATTGTCCGCAGGTTTTGCGTAGGCCTATAAAAACATCGCGAGCTTTCAATATAGCTGTGGTACCGCACTGGCATTTGAAAGGGAGCTGCTGATCAGAGTTTTGGTTTACTTTGCATGGATCTCCGTTATATATGAAATTACCTGCTTGACTGCCCTCAGATAAACAAATTTCGGTGCAGTTGCCACAGGTAGCCCCGCTATGCCATTTGCAGAACTTTCTTTTGAAGGTTCTTCCACATTGGCATCGAAATGTAAAGGATCTGCTGCTTCCGGCACTCCATTTTGGTGGAAGACTATTGTCCACGAGCTCTGGTATTGAAGATAACCATGATTCTTTTGGGCATGGTTCATGCTTTTTAGCCGACTTGGTTCCATGGTTAATTGCTTGATACCGAATATACCCACAACTTTTGGTTATACCAGACAAGACCTGAGATGGAGTCGTAATTACTGTTTGGCCGCAGTCACATAACCATTTTGCTTTATGGGTAAGTTTATTAATTTGATGGAATAATGTCTGTAATTCTAGATAGTGAAATTTGGTTTGTCCGGACTGTTTCCAAAGAAAGAGCTTGCATTGGCCACAAGATTTAGTATTACCACTGGCAAAGTTGGTCCACATAGTGGTGAAAACATTCCCACAGTGGCACTTGAACCTAATATACTGCTTTGAATATTTGGTCTTTGGAAGCTCTTGGTCGGCCATAGGAGTTATGGACTGTTCCACGACGTTGTCTCCAAAGAACTTTACAGAAGTCCTGAACTGTTTATACCTTCTTCACTATGAGGTTGCCATATGTCCAGGAATGCTGACGCTCCGCAGATTTACCGTAAGGGTTCTTCACCAAATACTCGTGTGGCGATTTCGCAGAAAAACCGAGTTTTTTCTAAGCCCTATACAACTGGTGCCCCAACGCAGAAGCAGGTTGGGGTTCTTGCAACGTTTGATTATACTGAAACTCGTCCTGTAGATCCAGTTCGTGGTGTGGGATTTGGTGATAGAGTCGTGGAGTTAGTTCCGGGCGTCACGGAACCAATGGGCCTCACCCTGAATCGTACATTAATGTATACAGCAGGGATTATTCAGGAGCTCGGCTATCGTGGTGGAATTGATGGTCTAGTGCGGTCACTTAGACAGCATAAATGGCCATTTGATATTAAGTCCGAGCTTGTATTCTCAGAGCTCGCAACATCTGACCGTGGCACATGGGCAGTGCCTGGTGGACCTCTTCTTGCATCCGATCTCAGTGGAAACTATGCATTAATCACGTATTTTGAGGGATGTTGGATCAATAGCTACTCGGTTTCGTTTCCTGGTGATTCAGCAATAGTCCTCGAGGACTGTTCCGTGACCGCGACAGATGTAACGGATGGGGTGCATGTCTATGGTGACAGTCCGGATGCGTATGGAGACCTGTTAGACTCGGGAAACAATCCAATTTTGAAGCCTGGTTCTGGATCTGATATTTTCCGAGGGCTTTTCGGGGCTTAGCCGTTAGGCCGGTAGACGAAGAGCATTTAACCTCTGTTAAATATGGCAAACTGCGGATGAAAGAACCGCAGGCTGCAACTTCAGGCTCCCATTGGCAGGTGGAATGGCTATATGATTGCGGCAAGGTGACTAGTGCATCTATTGCTCGTGTAGTCTCAGGTAACACATCTTCCTGTGGTAGATGTGGTGTTATGCCAGCTGAGTATTGGGCTGGAATGAAATTCGGAAGCCTTCGTATGAAGGAGCCACGGGAGATGTTCCGTGGTACTCGCCAACGAGTGGAATGGTTATGTGATTGTGGTTTAATATCACATGCAAGTGTGCTTAATGTGACATCAGGTCAGTCTACTTCGTGTGGCCGGTGTCATGTATTGTCACTCCAGACTATTACTGGGTGCGTGGGCAACAGCGGTTCCATAAGTCGGGCCTTCGAAAACGAGGTCCGGAGCGCAACTCGGGAATTACAGAGAGAGAGCTCAGAAGTGCTCAGGGATACCAGAGAATCTGGGATCTTGGCAAGAGTAGATGGATTTGGACCCAGCAATTAACCCATGTGACTAGCATGGTATCGTAATTGCATGGATCAGGAGTTTTACGATCAATTAGAGGCAGTGTTTACAAACGTTGGCCGTGATGAGGTCTGGAAAAGAAATATCGGCGGTCATGAAATATGGCTTTGTTCCCCACCGCTTCCTGGCCAGTACAAAATAAATGAAGCTATGGGGACCCGAGAGCTCGGGACGAATGTCGTATTAGAGTCAAAGCGAATTGGACTGTCCTACGCTATCGTGGGTCTTGACGGACTGGATTTCACGAGTCTGAGGGATGCAGGGCCTGTAATCCCCGTGAAGCAAAGGGACGGAAAGACACTAAAGGTGTCGCTTGATAAGTTCATATATGAGAAGCTTGCAACCTGGAGTGGTCAGCTCGTGGATGACGTGTTCTCTGTATTTGGAGATCTGGAGGAATCACAACAGAAGCAAAACCTGAAAGATGTTAAGTTCGAGAATGCTAAGGATCCTGAGCTTGAATTGCTTGAGTTAGAAGCAAGAGTGGCTGAACTTAGGCAAGCACTAGGCAAGCCTCCTCTCGTAGAAGCATCCGGGGCCGAGACTGAGACTGAGACTGAGACCGAGGTTAAACCTTCTGAAGAATCGGAGCCGTCTTCAAACGAGGATTTCAATCCATTCCGGATTGTTGAAGAGAACGTGGCAGAGGCCCCGCCACCGCTTATTGTTCCACGTAGTGCTTCGGAAGTACCTCCTGTGCGTCGTCAACCTCATGTCCCTGTTGCAATAACCTCTGGACCCCAAGCACGTCTTGATCCCCTTTCTGTGCATCCGGAACCAAGAGTCCGGTGCATAACTGATGAAGACATCGGGGCTCCGGATGGCTTACCCGTAAGGTCTGGCAATGGGTATGCTGTGTTTGCTAGTGATGATGTGATAGAGCCTCGAGCAGCTGTTTCATCACCGAAACCTATTGTTGTTGATAAATTACCAGCGCAAGCTATAAACCCAAGGTTTGTTAGGCCGCCGCGTTAGTGCTAAATCTGGCTGCTCGTGAATCACATTGTTGTGGTAATGAGCAGCCAACTTATTGTGAAGTCTATTGAAAAGATAGGACTGACAATGAAGGCACCACAAAAGCCGTCGACGGCCTCTGTCCCGCGAGGTCGAATTGAGATTAGCGTCCCAACAGCTTATAAAAAGCCATCAGACGAGGTTTGGCAAGAACTTGAAGCCTATCTTTTCATGGGATTTCTCACTGCGACTGCACCAGTTAGCAACCAGTACTTTACATTCAAGACCCTCAATCAGTATGAGCTTAGATTAATTGAATTACTGCGTCCCGATCGTATGTTAGTGCCGGATGCTCGTGCTTCTTTTCGAAATTATTTTATTGCATATAGCGTATTCGCTGTGCAAGGAGAGAATGCAGTATTTCAGCGGCCGCGGCATATTCGTCGACTTGTCAAGGTGATATCACGTCTTTCTGCTCCGGTACAGGATAAAATTGTGGAGCATCTGTCTGCACTTAATGAACGGGCAGCTAGGCTACATCCATTAGTTGAGGCTTATGCCTATGAGAATCGATCACGGTTCAGATGGATGCATGTACGTGGGTCTTCAGTGCACTCTCCGCTGAATACTGGAATCCCAGGTACTGAAGAGCTGGGAATGAATGCATGTCAACAGATATGGATTGCGCTGAACCATATTATTGATCAGCGTGAGGAAATAGAGAGGAACTGGACAAACGCGAAGTTCATAGGTTCATGCTTTGCTGGGAAGGGTGTCCGATCTATTGATGAACGAGATCGATCACGACTTGAGCGTGAGCGCACTGAGCGTGAAGAACTCAAGATGAAGGTTCTCTATGAATATCTTAACCGTGTGCCTAGCAGTAAGGAGCTTGAATCCGTAGTCCAACTACCTGGAGGGCGGACGGCCAAAGTTGTTAAGAAGTTTAAGGCTGAAAGTGCCGAAGATTTAGCCGCAGAGTTGCAAGCCGCACTTAACGGTGAAATGGATTTTCACGACCGAGTTGTGGCAGCACAACAGGCAAAAATGGTAGCCCGAGTCAAAGATTTGGATCGCCAGCGCTTCCAGCTGTTATCGGCCCAGAGTCCTGCACCAGAGGGAGGTTCGCGAATTCTTGGCAACAAGGCCGAGGCCGAGGAATATCTTAAGCGCTTTGGAATTGCCAAGACACAATATCATCATAAAATACGGTCGTCCGAGGCTTCCGATGAAGAATAGCTGAAGGATACCAATGCCTATTTCTCGCGAGTCAGTCCGTATCAACCTTCCCGTTGTTCCTACACTGGACAAGCGTGCTACATCGAGTCTTATGCGGGACATCAGGATGCTCGAGAGGAGCCTGGCGCCGATTCGTGTGTCCTTTGCTGACATAGCACGCCAGGCTAATACTAGCATCCGAGAGCTTAAGCGTATTTCTTCGGAACAGGCACGTGTTGCGCAGGATGTAGGAGGAGGTAGAGGAAAGCGCAGCCCGGGTCGTGCTGGTGGAGGGGGTACCAAAAGTACTGGAGGAGGTACTAAAGGTGGTACTGGTGGAGGGCCTGTTGACGGTGCGGACTCTTTAACAGACGCATTTGCTGATCTACACAGATCAGTGAGGGCACAACGGGATGTAACCGAGCGCAATGTTCGAGCACAGCGGCAGTTCAATAACGAACTTCGGCGAATCCGGTTGCGTGATTTTACTAAGAATTGGACTAGATTCACACATGGAATTCCTCGATTATTTGAGGGTGGGATTCGAGGTGGTTTACGTGGTGCACTACCGGGTGCCACTGACATTGGCGGCGGGCTTTGGGATCTTCTTCGGAGCGGAAAGCGTGAGGCAGCTTTTACGAGGGCTGCAAGTGGTGCAGGCGCGAGAGCAGTTGCTGGTGGCGCGGGAGTAGGGGCGGCAGGTGCCGGTGCCGGTGCCGGTGCCGGTGCAGGAGGCGCCGGAGGCGCCGGAATCGGCGCACTCGGAGCAGTGGCAGCACCGATAGCTGCTGCGGCTATTGCATTGGTTGCGTTTGTGAAGGTTTTGTCAATTGCATCTGAGACTCAGACAAAACTAAACAAAGCATTGATCGATGGTGCGGGATTCGCAGGAGACTTCAGTATGTCTGCGGCCCAGTACCGCGATACAATTGATGACCTGCGAAATGCTGTTCAGGACAGCACTCGGGTCATGCTTAAGTTTGGTGGAACGTCAGAGCTTGCGGCCAAGACAATCAATGCATTTGCCCGGGAGTCTACAGGATCGCTCGCGCAGACTCGTGCTGAGCTTTACAGACTTGGTACCGGGGATATTCAGCAGGGTGTAGTAGAACTTACGAAGGCCTCCATGGCATATGGCAGCGCTCTCGGGATTGGGACCGAAGAAGCTGGGGCCATGATGGGTAAGTTTACGTCGGAGCTTGGATATAGCACCCAAGGTTCTATCGATACCTTAGGAAATATCGTCAAGGCTGCTGCTGGGGCCAACATGCCGATGACGAAATTCATGAATATATTCAATCAGGTGATTCCGGATGTGGAGCTTTACCAGAATCGTTTGGAGGAGCTCACCGGGACAATTCGCCTGTTATCAAAATCGATGAGTCCCAAAGATGTAAAGAACTTTATGGAGGCATTCGCCCAAGGATTTAAGGGCGTAGATTTTAGACAGCGTCTCAAGACTGTTCTTGTTGCTGGTACAGGCACAGTGTCTAAATCGCTTGAAGCCGACTTCAAGGCAAAGGCACTTGCGTTATCTAAGAACTTTGCAGAATATGCGGCACCTGGCGAGGATATGGGCCAGCGCATGATGGACGTTATGAAGGGTGGCGAGACTGCAATGTCGGCCTTCATTACTGAAATGCGGGGTAGAGCTTCGGCTGTAGGTAAGGATCTTTCGGCAGCAGCTGTATCTGATGCTTTGAAGCTTGCATCATACGAACAGACACGACGGAAGGGCGGAGCTTTAAACTTGGCAACTGCCATGCGTGGTGGTGGTTTGTTATCCACTTACAAGATCTTGTCGAAGTACGGCCAGACGCTTACGAAGGGTTTCAATGGACTGTCTGAGCACGTAATGAAACAACTCGGAATTACCGAGCAACAATATGATGCACTAAGAACAACTTCTCTCACTCTTAAACAGCAAAGAGATGAACTTAAGCGTTGGGGTAAGACTAATAGTAAAACGATGAACACGGCCCTTCATGAAACAGTGAGAATGCGTAAGAAGGGGATGACCGAAGCTGAGATTGAAGAGGCAATGCGCAATGCTACGGATGAGGAGCTTTTCACTGCTGCGGAGATGGCGAACACTATGAAGGCTGACAAAGAGCAAGCCTTCAACCTTGCGGAGGAGCAATATAATATTACATCATCGATTGGGGATAAGCTCGATAATGTGATCTCGTTTCTTCTTGAGCAGATTCTTCGTGTACTGAATCCATTACTTGATGTTGTAAATAATTTATTCACATGGGTTGTGGGTGGTGATAAGGAAAAAATTAAGAAAACCGATGACCTTACAGTTCAAATGCAGTCTTGGGCTAAGGGTCAAGGGGAATTTCAGAAAGGATATAAAGCAACTATTCAGGTAGTCAGTGATGAAATCAAAAAGGGACTTGCTGCTGGGAAGAAAGGGAAGGATTTGGCCGAGGCTGTCGGGGGAAGTGGAGTATTTGACGAGGCCTTGGTGAATCTTGATCCTAAGACAATAGCTGATCTAGTGCGCCAACTTGGCGGGAATGAGTCTACTTTAGCTGAGATTTATAAGGCTCAGCGAGATAAGGATACAACGGGGATGTTGAAATCCCTGGATGCATTATCTCCTACACTTGGTCCCGATGCGATGCATGAAATCATCATGCTATTAACCCAAAAAATGGCAATAGGTGGCACAGTGCTGGAGGCGGCTAAGAGCCGCATGGCTCGTGGTGATACAACACGGCCGGGTGCAGAGAAATGGCAAACTGCCCAGCAAGTGAGAACAGCTAGAATTCAGGCTGCTTCCGCGCGAGATCTTATTGACATGACGGAAAAGGGGTTAGTTGCAGGAAGAGACTACGAAGCTGCTAGAGTTTTAGCACCATCCGCGCCAGCTCGTGAAGAGATTGTGGCAAAGGCTGTGGCTGCTGGAGCTCCAACACCGTCTGCACCAGTTGGAGCTTCAACTGTGAGCCCCAGTGCAGTGGCAACTGCAAAGCTTGTGGCGAATAAACTCGATTCTGGAACTTCCAAAGAGATAAAGAAACAGTCAGAGTTAACTGAGGAGACGATACAAGCTCAACAGGAAGGTGCTAAACAGGCTGGGGATGCAACTGTAAAACAACTCAAAGTCCAGCAAGATGATTATGCGGCAACGACAGATTTATTCTCTCTTATGAAGAAGGGTATTCGGTACGAGCAGAGTTTTCTCAATACGAAATATCGTAATGTAATTAAAGAGGCGACGCTGGACTCGTTCCGTACAGCCTTGCTTGAATTTGCTGTCATCGAGGAAAAGATCAAGGATGACGCAGATCTTCGCAAGGCTATTACGGGTGGTTTAGGCTGGAATTTTGCTGCAGGCGGTAAAGCTGCAATTGATGCAGTACTCTCAGCAACCACAGGACAAGAGGCGAAGCCCGGGGAGAGAGCGCTCGCGAAACTTGGGGGTGGAGTTGGTGGTTTTGAGGGATTTAAGAGCTACGATAATGGAGGCTCAGTAGATTATGATCGGTTGGCGCGTGTGCATAAAGGGGGATACGTCGTGCCAGCGCATGGAACACTGGTAACAACTGGTGGAGGAGGTGTTGGTGGAAAAACCATGAATGTCCAAGGCGGAATCAATGTATATGTGCAGACGGATGCTGATCCGCATCAAATTGCGGAATCAATTCATAACCTCTATCGACAGCACTAGTCCTTCTATGGAGCGGCGCTGGGCTCAGCACTGCGGTAGAATACCTTTAAAGGTAGTTGTTTGATGGCTGTTGTTAAGCTTCCATACGTGCCAAATCCTGATCAGAGTCAGGCGGGTGACTATTGGGCCCGAAAAGGTCGGCCAATGTTATTTCAGGTATTGGCGCCGCAAACACTGGATCCCCTGTTTTCTGTTTTGCTTGCATTGCATATTAACCCAGATACGTTCGAAGAACGTATGGCTAAGAGCAAGACCGTAGTTCAGACATACGGTGGATTCGTGGAATTTGTCTGGCCCGATGAACTTGATACACTGTCGGCCTCCGGTTCGACAGGTGCTTTTTTCTCCCCTGATACGGGGTTGACTGTGGGGAGTGATTCCGTGAGCGCGCGTACTACAGGCATTTCGTCCGGACGGCGGGGGACTATGGCCTGGGAGCGGCAGGAAGACTTGCTTGAGCTGTTCCGCAGCAATGGATGTGTTTATAATTCTGTTGGGCAGCCGCTGCTTCGCGGACGTATTTTACTCATTTTTGATCGAGGGGCTTACATTGGACACTTCAGCACATTTGAGGTAGCCGAGGAAGAAGCTAAACAATTCACTTTTCAACTCTCGTGGGAGTTTAAGGTTGAGAGTGCTTTATGGCGGATTCCCTCTAGATGATGAAGTTCGGAAAACTGAGTGGCAATGTAGGTGAACTGTCACTTGGATCAAACAGAAAGATTCTTTGGTTGTGCGATTGCGGTAAGAGCACAAGCGCTTCTGTTTACAATGTTACACACGGTAGAATCAAGTCGTGTGGAAGATGTCGTATTTTATTTATTGGGCAGGACCAGAAGTTCGGAAAGCTGAAGATCAAGCATCCACAAGAGATTCTTTCTGGATCTCATCAGAAAGTTGCATGGACTTGCGACTGCGGCAATGACACTGTAGCCATTATCAAAAATGTGCTCTCCGGAAATACTACATCATGCGGAAAGTGCACAGTCGTTTTAGCAACATGCCTGGAGCAGGCAAAGTTTGGACGCTTACGAATTAAAGAGCCAGCAGACTTACATTTGTGGTCTCGCAAAAAGGTTGCATGGATTTGTGATTGTGGACGGGTGACGATAGCTTCGGTAAATAATGTAGTCAAAGGGAGCACGAAATCATGCGGCAAATGTAGTGAGTCGGTGAAAGATTGGTATCGGACGAACAGGAATGCCATCAGATCCTTGAAGTTCCCTGTGCAGCCAGAGGACCTTGTTCCTGGCGGACCATCCATGAAAGAGGTTGCACCAAACGCTCGGGACTCATTTCGAGCTAAATGCCCATGCTGTAATGGTGAATACTCTCCTCGTATGTATGAGATAAAGCAGGGTGGGTCTTTGACCTGCGGATGCTCAGCGCACAGAGTATCATCTCCGGTTCTTGAGATTCGGGATTTCTTGAATCAAGAATGTGTTGAGGTTGAACTGGAGCACAAAGTTGATAGGCTGGCCTACGACATCTTTGTTCCGTCGTCGAATCTATTGATTGAACTTAATGGACTAAGATGGCATTCAATGCCAGGATCTAAGGAGAGGGACTATCGTAAGTGGCGCCATGCTTTAGACGGCAGATATGGAATAATTGTTCTGTTTGAGGATGAATGGAAGTTCTCCAAGAATGCCGTCAAGGCTATCATCTCCAATCGAATCAGATTGGCTGTGCGGAAAATGCGCCCTAATATGTGCTTCATAAGTGCTGTGTCATCAGAAGACGCTGATTCTTTTTATTCCAAAAATCACTATATTGGTCCTTGTCACCCTAAGATTTCCTATGGAGCTTTTCATCAGGGCCGTCTTATTGCTTGTTGTTCCTTTTCTCATCCCACAAGGCAGTCCAAACATACGTGGGAGTTAGTCCGAATGGCCTCTGATCCGGAGTACAGAATTCATGGGATCTGGAGTAAACTCCTGAAGATGTTCTGTAATTTATACTCACCTATTTCAGTTGTCTCCTTTTCGGACAACCGTCTTTTTACTGGAACTGTCTATGAAAGAATGGGTTTCAAACATGATGGTGAAGTCCTTCCAGATTATTACTGGGTGAAAGGGAACCGGAGGTTTCACAAGTCGGCCATGAGGAAGAGGGGAGAGGAGAGAATTTCAGGAAAGACTGAGACTGAACTTAGAGAGGCTCAAGGCTATCGGAAAATATGGGACCTTGGGAAGAAGAGATGGGTCTTGACGTCCGGGAATATCTAGTATGTCCCAGGATTTCATCAATTCGCTTATGAATTACGCGTTGGATGTGAACGTCCAAATGAGTAAGTTGAACTCGGTCCGTCAGGTAGAGATCAATGACATGCCGGTCGGAAGTGGGTTCACCTCTGTGACGGCTGCACGTAAGTCGTTCAAGTCGTTTATTGTTGGTATTATTCCACCAGATGTAACAGCGAACTTCAAGGCAGTTGACGTGGTGAATTCACGCATGTCACTTCCGTCACAATCTACTGCTCGAGGTCAGTCGGTTTCGTCTGGCGTTAACATACCCCCAGGTGCAACACGTGGTTTATATGGATCTGGACCACAGGAGCTCCAGCCTGTGCGTACTAGGTTCACGGATAAAGAACTCGGGGAGTCGATTTCTCGTGATCTGAAGCGACGCAGATTTAGTGACGCAGATGTTGTACGCCTTACACCACTTATGGTGGGTAATATCAATGCAGAATGCGGTGGAGGGGGTGGTTTCTATGATTGTCGTAACTACAACATTGCCAATCTTCATACAGGTAGGCCTGGCGAGTATGTTGATCCGAACGACTTGTCCAAGGGGTATAAAACACCGCCGATACCACCGAAGGGCGGCAAGTATGTGCTTGGCACCGATTATACTGGATCTGGAGAAAAACCGCCGCATCAGGCGTATCCGACGTATTTTCAGGCATCGAGTTCGCTTGATGAAGCCACGTCCAATTTCGTGAGCAATGTGTTGCAAGGATGGCCTGGTGTTGCATCAGCTCAGGATGTATCAAGTTATAACAGAGCACTGCGGCCTGACCTTTACTCGGATGTACCGGGGCGTGTAGGTAATAACGCACGGGGTCAGTACTATGGAGCGCCTCCAGCTATATACGAGCGAAATATGCAAGCCGGAGCTATGCGCTATGTCAAAAACTATGGCGGAACGTTGGTGTCCACGCAGGGAGGCATTGGATATTATACGGTGCAAGGTGCGATTGCAGGTCCACCAGAGGCCAAGAACGGTCCGCCAGGTGCAGAGATCATCACTTCGGGGAATATAACTGATCCAGAGACGGGCGACCCGCTTAGTAGCACCGGACGGAATATTCGAGTTACTACGGACCATCTTAGATATGCAGTTGTCCAGCGGCAATTGGATCAACTCAATCGACAGATTCTTATCGCACAGCAAATTCCGCCTTTGGCTATGCTAGTTAATCCTCAGGAGTTCACCCGTTCTTATGAACATCAGACTGACACTCCGAAGACCAGACGTGGGCACATCGTACACATGTGGCTTGAGAAGCCCATAACTATTTCATGTCATGGAGTCACTGCTGGTCAGTATATTATTGCTTCGGATGGTTCAGGTGGTCTCACAAATCGGTTTCGTACACAGTCGTTGTCGTACCTGAATCTTGCATCCTTGGTTCGAATTTACAAAAATAACGGGTACATTTTTTCTGGAGATGTATTTGGGGACCTGAATAGCAACATTCAAATGCTTACGATGTGTGTCTATATTTATTATGATGGACACATCTATCTTGGATCATTTGATGATTTCCAGATTACAGATTCGGCGGATAAACCCTATAATATTTCGTACTCTTATCGGTTTACTGTGCGCTATGATATTGATGTTACTGCTGTGACGGATAACCAAATTGTGGGTCTGGGGTAGCTTTGCCTAGATGCCAGATCCACCGTTTCTTCCCAAGGTCCCATATTCTCCGATACCCTTGGTTTTCTCTGAGTATTTTCTCCGTTAGTCCAGACATTTTCTCTGCTGTAGTTTTCCGCATGGCAGACTTGTGGTATCTACTACCATTCCTGATCCAGTAGTAATCTGGTAGTACTTCTCCGTCGTATCTGAATCCCATCTTCTCGTATACTCCTCCTGAGAAGAGTCGATTATCTGAGAAGGATACGACACTTATTGGAGACTGATTTCTTATGAATTCTGTGAATAGCTTGCTCCAGATGCCGTGTACTCGGTATGCTGGATCTGAGGCCATACGCACCAATTCCCATTGGTGTCTGGATTGTCGGGTTGGATGAGAAAAAGACATGCAACCAATTAGGCGATTTTGTAGGAAGGCCCCATAGGAGACCTTAGGTCGGCATGCACCTATATAATGAAACTGATCGTAGAAGGTATTAGCTTCTGAGGGGAAGACTGGGCGGATGACACACACAGATGGTCGTAGTCCGGTGGGACTGGTATGTAATAATTTGTGTGTAATCAAGTTCTGTATCGGATCTCTTCGACATCGCCATTCATCTTCGTAGATAGACATGAACTGAAAATGATTCACAATCGCATGCTGGTATTTATATATGTCTCTCTCTTTTGAGCCAGGTAGTGAATGCCATTGGAGGCCATTGAACTCAATCAGTAATTTAGTGGATGGAACAAAGATGTCGTACTTGAGCCCGAGTACGTCGTGTTCCAGAATGGCGTCAACTCCAAGGCTATGGATGTATTCTGCAATTGTAACTGCAGCTAGTGATCGGCGATGACTAGTACATCCACATGTGAGAGCACGTCCTCTCCTAATATCTGATAATCTTGGATGATACTCTTTACCACAGGCTGAGCACTGTGCTCTAAAGGGTATTCCAGCATTTTGAATAACTTCTAGGGGGATTATTCCGCCCGGTGGGAACGGCTTGTCAAAAGGAAAGTGCAAGCCTTGTAACCACACCTGGTTCTTAAGCCACCAGGCGTGAACTTGATCTCGGCAGTGTCCGCATGATGTGTTATGTGACGAAGTAACCTTGTATGGTGGCAGCGCAACATGCGCACCACAGGCACATTTCCAGTCTAGACTTTTACCGGATCCACGTAAGAACTCTTGGTCGGTAGTGAGATTGCCAAATTTAGCGCCAGTCATCAAGTTACATTTGCCACATGATTTGGTGCGGCCAGATGTCACGCTATTGATTACAGCATAAGTTGATCTGCCGCAATCACATATCCACCAGAGTTTTTTGTTTGACCTCGGGGGTGTATCCACTGGATCTTTGGCGCGAAGTTTGCCAAATTTTTTGCTAGCAAGCTCTTCGGATGATATGATCGTGCATTTTCCACATGACTGGACTTTGCCAGATAGCACATAGGAGGCCCTCTTCATGCATTCTTTCCCGCAGTCGCATGACCATGGAATTATCTGATGCGATCCGGGAGTTAGATCTTGCGGATTTTTGATTTTAAGCTTTCCGTATTTTCGTTCGGCTATATCTGCTGCCAGAATGGTATTGCATTTGCCACACGACTTAGTATAGCCGCTTAGGACACTATTGATGGCTATGTCTGTTTCTCTACCGCAATCACACACCCAAGTAATTTTGCGCATTGAGCGGGGAAATAGGTCCTGTGCCTGTTTTATTCGGAGGTGACCAAATTGTCTATTGACTAGTTCTGCTGCCAGAATGGTATTGCATTTGCCACATGACTTGGTCAGACCTATAATTACTGAACGAATGGCCGCCGATGTGGTGCGGCCACAGTCACACACCCATTCGGTTTTCCTGGGGGAACCAGCGGATAACTCTTGATCTTCTTTGATTCTGAGCTTTCCGAATTTTTGGCGCTTATTTACTTGAATATAGTGAATCATGAGACAGTCAGCCTTCCGAGGTACCTGGGCTCCGAACCGGCGTCCGTTCGTCTCTTACGCCCCTGATGCCTATGTGGCGTTCCAGGGTGAGACCGAAACTGTGGTCTGTGGAGACTGCCAGCATCGGGTGAATTTTAATGATTATGTGACTGGCATTTCAACCGAGGCAAGCGTTGATTCACCGCCTGGGAGCGCAACAATTAACCTGTCGATCCCGGACAATGACGCCAACGAGTTCTTTGTTGATGGGCAACTAGTCATCATCGAGATGATGGAGGTGGAGATCTATGCGAAGGGATACTACCTTATTGGTGGAATGCCTCAATATTATAGAATTTTCTGGGGTCTTGTCCAAAGCGTACAGAAGGGATGGTCCAACGGGACCACGTCAATCACTATAAACTGTAAGGATATTCTGCGTTGGTGGGAGATTACGAATGTCACGCAGAATCCAGCATTCACCGAGCCATTTGGATCATCGGCTGGTGGGTATCAATTATTTCAGAATCAATTTGCAGGTCAAAATCCATACGCTACCATCATACAGCTTGCCCGCGATGCTATGGGTGATTTTTTCTTGACGACATCGTCTTTTACTTCATTCATACCTGAGCGTGGAGCTGAGTCTGGTGTCATCGGCGCCTATGCTAAGGATGTGATGGCATACTGGCAACTGAAGTTTAGTAATATACAAGCTAATCTTGTTTTATATGGGGCGAGTGGTCAGGCCTATTCGTTTTCTGGTATTGACGGCACTGTATCCCCGAATCAGGTAGCTCGTTCGATTTTTGATCAAGAATATCAGCGGCTCAAGAGCAACCTATCAACTACGATGCTATTTTCAAACCCGAAGGAGGTTGCTACTGCAAAGATTGAGGTGCCTCGTGCGGGTGATGTGGAGTTCTTCCAGAATGAAACTCAGAGCAAGTTGTCTATTGCACTTCAGGCACGCGACCAAATGCTCTATGAGTTCTACTGCGATACCACGGGTGATATAATTTTCAAGCCGCCGTTCTACAATCTAAATGTTCTGCCTAATAAGCCTGTGAGCTGGATCCAGGATATTGATATAATTGATGATTCCATCACGGATTCTGAGGCAGAGGTTGTAACTCATGTAACGGCTTCTGGAAATGCATTTGGTGGTGTAACGGATTGGGGGCTTAATGACGAAATCACGACTCCACGAACAGGTGTCTATGATTATCATTTGCTCAGGCGTTATGGTTGGCGCCGTGCCGATCTTCAGCTTGAATGGGCTGGTAATCCTCGAAAGTTATTTTTTCACTTGCTCGACTGGATGGATCGTCTCAACACTAGACGACAGACAGGGACTGTAACAATTCCATTACGGCCTGAGCTTCGAATGGGCTTTCCCATTTGGATTCCGAAGTATGATTCGTTCTTTTACATCCAAGGCATTTCGCATCAATACAGCCCTGGGGGTCAGGCTACGACGACGCTTACACTAACTGCTCGGCGTTCAAAGTTCGTTGCTCCGAAAAATATCGGAACCATCAAAAAAACAGGAAAAACCGCCAAGGTTGTTAGATCTGACGATGCGACGGGCAAGAAAATCGGTGAAGGTGAGGATGAAACCTATGAGGTGTCATTCCCAGGTACGCTTGGGTCAACTAGCGGTTTGTCGCAGAAACAAACAAGTGGTGGTGAACCAGCAGTTATTCGCGATCCGAAAACTGCTAAACTCCTCGGTTATCCAAATGTTGTCATGGTTTACCGTTCAACGCTTGATGGGACGGTGCTGTCACGCATTTTAGAAACTCAGGGTAAATCTGATGCTAAGAGTCCTGGTAAAAAGCAGGCGCAGAAGCAGAAGGAAGGCTCTTCATACACATATCAAATGCATGTTGATGTATATAAGCAGTTTTGGTCTGGGGATAGAAGTAAACTGATTGCACGGATTCGAGCTCATCGATACGAGGCCGGAATGGCAAATACTGGTGCGTATGACTACGCACACGATGAGAGCCGTAGTATCCGAGAACTCACACTAATCCCAGCAGATTATATTACATGGGGACCAGGAACAGATGGAGGTCCTAATGATTCATTTGGTGCAACTAACATTGAAGACTATAATTCACTTTTGAATCGTGGAAGTACAACCGTTCCTAATCAAACTACGACCCAGACTTCATCTCAAACTACTCTGTCAAGAGATAAGTTAAAGCGTAATCAGGAACTCATAGCCGATCGTGTGAAGGCAGTACAAGCCAAAGTGCAACAGGCGAAGACTACATTTGATACGGCTGTAATGGAGAAAAAGAAGGCCGATAAAGCGCTAGTTAGTGCCAAGAAAGGCATCACAGGACTTTATAGCGGCAGTGCGGCAGACTTTGAAACACTTAGTTCTCAGTACAAGTCCCTGGGAGCTGAAGTCATCACAAAAACTCAGGCTGTAACTGATGCTGCAAACACCTTGCAAGCTGTCCAGGATGAGCTTGCGAGTCTCAAGAGTGTGCAGAAAACAGCAGCTAAAGCTACAAGCATACCGAAGCTCAATATTCTTGTACGTCCGGTTTCTGATGAATTCGGATTTGAGGTTATCGGGCATTACAGATATGGGCGTGGTGTTTTTATTGATCGTGGGCAAATGCAGATTCCAGGCGATAAACCTGGTACTATCGCAAATCAGCTTAGTGTGCAGTTTGCACCTACCTCGGGTGTACTTACGGATGGCCCTACGGCTATGAGTACTGGGGCAGATGCTATAAGCTTCGCAAGCCAGTTTGAAAGCATGCAGCCAGATGATTATGTTACAGGGGCATCATTCAAAGGTACGCCTGGCGGCACGGTCAGCGATGTGCAGACCACAAGTGCAGCAACATATACCAATCTAGTGAATGCTAATCGTGCCACCGGGCTATATATCGAAGCTGATGCACTTCGACGTGCAAAGACGTTAGGTGAATTACGACCGACAATTACACTTGGTGGTTTTTCTGAAGCTTTCGATAATCAGTGTTCGTGTGCTTTGTCTCGTACAAGCTGGTATACACTGTTACCACAGGAATTTATTGCAAGAGTATTGAGTGGTGGTGCGGGCCTTGCGTCTGGTGTTGAAGAGGCCCGGATAAATGCCACGAATGCAGAGGTTGTTCAAGCACAGCAGGAAATCGATAGAATTACGAGTCCGGATGTGCTTATGATGCGTAGTTTGGCGACACCCGGACAAAGGCTTGCATGGGATGCTAAGTATAGCCTGTACGACACCGTGCTTAAACGAGGCCAAATGCCATTGGATACACCACAGAATCGACAGGTATTTGTTGCGGGCAGTGCTAAGAAACCGTCGGGAACCGGGCTTGACTGGGGGCTTACTGATGAAAAAGGAACGGACTTCTTTTCAGTGCTTGAGGAATATCTGCGGGGAAGGTTCCGTGACGAGTATAGGCAACACAACGCGGTACGTGAGGATGCTTATACTGGAGCATCACGTAATATTGAAGCCCCAGCCGGTATTGAAACCGATGAACAGGACAATCTGTTAGGAGATCCGACAAACCCACTCTTTGCGCGTGCTGCGGCTGGAGATCCTGTTGCACTTGAGGCTTTACAGAATGAAGCCAATTTAAACTTCGGGCTGCCTTCTGCAGCTATTAAAGATTGGCAAAATGTGCAGGCTAACGTGGGGAAGATTGGGTCGAATCTTACTGATGTTTCAAGGCAACTCGGGCGTCTTCCGGGCACAGTTGTTGATCCACGAATGATTACTGGCGGCACAGTTTCAATTGAACCAGGTACGCCTCGCCAACAATTTCAACCCCCTGCTCCCACCATTAACAACAGTATTATCAATCCAACACAATTTAACTCGGCCGCTGGCACTCAGTTCCAATTCAGGGATAACTGGAAGGGTGTACTTGGTGGAAAGCAAACATAGCTATTGATTGGCACTGCGTATGGCACGCATGAAAGCCTCACTAATTTTTGATGGTGTGAACAGATAAATTAGAATTTGTTCTACATTTCCGTTGGTGGGGACGACATGACATAACGTATCAGTTTGTCGTTTTGATGGTGCGATCATATGTCTGATGCGTTTTACAATAAACGACAAACTAACGAATGTCTTGCCTTGATCGCGTTCGAGGTAGCATTCGGAGCCGCGAGCTTTTGTAAGGTAATTTTCGAGGTCCTTATCCGCGCATCTTATCAATATGGCCATGCTTTGGCCTTCTTGGAGGCCTGGCGGAGGGTCCACCTCCCATCTGGCGCCTTCGATTATTTTTCCTTGGAGGTTCAGGGCTTGGATTATAACAGTAGCCACGATAGACTTTACTTTGTACTGTAAGGAATGCTGATAGCGCATGATCAGAAGTTCGGAAAACTTCGGATCAAAGAGCCGCAGGAATTGGCTAGGCACTCTCATCTCAAAGTGGAATGGGTGTGTGATTGCGGCAACCATATTTTTTCTTCGACTGTCCTATCAGGTAAGACGAGGTCGTGCGGTCGGTGCAACCTTATACTGGCTGATCAGATCGCCAAGATGAAATTCGGGAAGCTGAGGATCCGAGATCCTCAGGATATAATGCCCGGATCTGGAAAAAAGCTTGTCTGGATGTGTGATTGCGGCAACGAGGCCGATATATGCGTAGGTAGTGTCGTAAAGGGGATCACGAGGTCGTGCGGTCGGTGCAACCTTATACTGGCTGATCAGATCGCCAAGATGAAATTCGGGAAGCTGAGGATCCGAGATCCTCAGGACGTGATGCCACGTTCAGATAAAGAGCTTGTCTGGATGTGTGATTGTGGCAGAGAGTTTGTTTCAGCTATTAAATATATTTTATCAGGACGTATTACCTCATGCGGCAAGTGCAATTTGATCAGTGGCGATAGATTGGAACGGATGAAATTTGGTAAATTGCGCGTCAAGCCTCCGGTAACGGAGGCATATCTTGGATCGCCTGTCAAACTGACATGGATATGTGATTGTGGGAGAGAGGTGAAGCGCAGTGTTCGCAGCGTTTCTTCAAGGCATAATTCCTCTTGTGGAAAGTGCAACCTCATACCGGCCGTCCAGATTGCTGAAATGAAATTCGGTAAGTTGCGCATAAGGTGGCCACGAGATGTGCTGCCCGGGTCAAAAGCACGAGTTGAATGGTTGTGTGATTGTGGTGGATTGGTGCTGGCTTCAGTCAAACAAATTCTGGCTAGAAAGAGAGGAAGTTCGTGCGGAAAATGCAACAAGGTTTCTGCTCGAAGATTTGGTCGTTTGACAGCCAAACACCCGATTGAGGTATCGCCCAGCTCTAAACGCAAAATGACTTGGATTTGTGACTGTGGTCAGGAGGTAGATCTTCCCGTGGCCTATGTCATAATGAATGGTAGAAAGTCCTGTGGAAAATGCGCTACCAAGGTCAGGGATTGGTATAGAGACAATGAGAACATCATCAGGTCTGTCCGATGCCCTGTCGAACCTGATGAATTCATTCCAGGTGGAGTTGTTCCATTGGCTCAGATTGCCAAAACTGGAGATCCTTTCCCTGCCGTCTGTGCCGCGTGTGGCGAGCTATATCATCCATGCTTGGACAACATAAAGCAGGGTTTATCTCTCACATGTGGGTGTGTCAGTAACCGGACATCCAAGCCGGTTGAAGACATCCGAGCTTTGATCCAAGATCTAGGGGTCAGCGCACATGCAGAGCATGGCATTGATGGCTTTAAATATGACTTATTTATACAAGCAAAGAACCTGTTGATCGAATATAATGGCCTCAAATGGCATTCCATGCCTGAGTCCAAGCGTAGAGATCAGGTCAAGTATAAACATGCCACAGATAACGGTTTTTCTTTCTTCTGTGTGTTTGAGGATGAATGGAAATGGCGTCGGTCCGTTATTGAATCTGTGATTCGAAATAAGCTTGGTGTTCATAAGGTCAGTATAAGACCGTCTGTTTGTCTTATCCGTCCAGTCAATGCTGGAGAGGCCGATCCCTTTTACGACAGGTTCCACTACATAGGGCCCTGCCGCCCCAAGGTTTCCTATGGGGCTTTTCTCCGGGATCGCCTGATCTGCTGCATGTCCTTCTCCCACCCGACCAGGCAGTCCAGGCACCCATGGGAATTGGTAAGGATGGCTTCAGATCCGGAGTATAGGGTCCATGGGATCTGGAGCAAGCTTCTGAAGACGTTCGTGAGAGAACACCGACCGGTATCCATAGTCTCGTTCTCGGATAACCGCCTTTTTTCAGGTGGAGTCTACGAAAAGATTGGGTTCTCTTATGATGGGGAGGTCCCTCCGGACTATTACTGGGTGAAGGGACAACGCAGGTTCCACAAGTCCGGCCTCAGGAAGAAGGGAGAGGAGAAGCAATCAGGACTAACAGAAGCACAGCTCAGGGAGGCCCAGGGGTACCGGAAGATCTGGGATCTAGGGAAGAAGAGGTGGGTTTTTATCCAGACGGTTGATGGATGACGTTGTTTATGGAGATATATGGCCAAGCGTAGACGAACTGTGCAGATGACCCCCGATCCGACAGCGATCGGTGGCTGGCGCCAGCAAACCAATGATGCTCGAGATTCTCGGTCCTACTTATGGTCTGGCCGGATTGCGCACGTAGATGTAGAGACTATGGTCTGTTCCATCAGGTTGAGCTCCGGGAGTGGAGAATATCATGACGTTCCTATCCCGGCGTCCGGCGGAGCTGGTCCGAGGAGCTGGTCTGGGAGCATACCGGAGGTAGGGACACCGGTCATTCTGGGGTGGAAGAAGTTCGGGGTCCGAGCATTCAAGCCGTATATTCTTCAGGTTCTGACGCCCGGTGTTTTCATGGCGAGGGACTTCGAGCCATTTGCTTCGGTCGCGCCAGAGGAGGCTGCAGAGGTTCTCACTGCTCATCCGGAACTTGCAGATGATCCAGATGTGAATCTTGGTGTCATACGTCTTAAGAGTCGCAAGGCTTATCCTGGTGACTGGCTGGCATCATCTTCGGGAGGTGCAGATGCATTGCTTGATCGCGACGTATTCATAACTAATCGGGCTGGTAACGAATTCTGGCTCAGGGATGCAGATCAGACAGCAGTTCTTCAGACTATCAACGAGTTCACGAGCAGTGCAGCAGGATACTATCGGCGTGGGCTCATTAAACGTAATGCATTTAGTTTTCTGCCGGATCTTTTTCCTGTAGCGGAGGACGGCACTGTTCCAGATAAAATTCCGAAGGACAGCGCGGCATATCCAGTGCTATTATCCTTCGGGCTCATTAAAGAGGACGGATCAAAAAACTTCCCGGACGATCCGGACAACCCATTCTATCCGTATGTTGTGACGCCTGATGGGCAACGTGTGGCTTATGTAGTGCATGGAGAGCATGATCAGTCATTTGCGGATACCCAGCTCGCCTACGTTGAGGATCGCAAAGAGCTTAGACATCTCTCGGATGGTGTAATGGCTGTGACTGAAGAGGGAGATGGGTTTCAGGTTGATCCACCTTTTCCTGTTTTCATCGAAGACGTGATGGGGACAGTCGTTGGCAACGACTTTCATTCGGAGGCCGGTAGACCCCTCTACAAGCGTGTACTCAGCATGCGTGTGTTTGATAATATGGATCAGCGCACGGTGCCAGCTGGACCAAAGCTTGAGGCTGTAGACACGATTCAAGATCTTGGCATCATGGATGACGTTGCTTTAGCGCGTCTTTTCCGTGTGCAGAGTCCCAATGGATCCAATCAGTATGCGTTTGGTGTTACTAAAGAGGGGAAGGTCCTCTTATTTGTCCCAAAGACTCGTGTGGGAACGCCAGAAATGAAAGGCAAATCGTTGGAGGCGGCGTTTGCCGGGCTGGTTAAAGCCGTCATCGGGGCGGACGAGAATTCTGACGGGGCTTCAATGGATGTTCGTTTACTCGGGGGTTTGAACATTGAGATTGGGCGCTTTCGCGACGGGAATAGCATTCATCTAAAGCTTCATGGAAAGATTCGTCGTGAGCATATGGGTAATGATGAGGGTGGACTAGCAAGCGAAGAGGTGTATGGCGGATCGACATCGAGGACTGTAAGTGCTTCTGAAATGAATATAATTGGTGGCAATTCGGTAGAAGATATAGGGGCAGAGAAAGCCCTAAAGGCAAATGCGATTCTGCAGAATGCAGGTCCAGGCGGTATGAAGCAAGTGTGTGCTGGTGATTGGGGCACCACAGTGCTTGGAAAGACGCAGACGCAACATGCACAAAGAGTAACCACCACTTGGGCCATCGGTAAATCCGGAGTGGTAGTAGCCGGTGTGGATGATCATACAGTGCTTGCAGGTATGAAGTCAACAACGGTTGTTGCTGGATCACATACTACAACTGTAGCCACGGGCAACATGTCAGCAACGGTTGCAGCGGGAGCTTATTCCATGTCTGTTGGTGTTGGGAGTATGTCAGCGACTGTTGGTGCCGGTGCACTATCACTGACTGCGAGCGGCGGCCCACTTAGTGTTACCTCCTCACTCACTAATACCATCACTGGAGGTACAATGAATTCTCTTATTGCGCCGATCAATAAGATCGGTGCGACGACAGTCGGGTTTTGTGTGGCTGGAATTCCTGGACCTCCGGGTCCTTATCTTGACCCGATAACTGGTATGCCAGCTTTTGGTCTTCCTACCATCCCGGTGGGATGATTCGTGAGGCGTGATTTTATGCCTATGACTCCTGCATCTCTTACACCGGTAATGACCGGTGCACTGTCAGCGGTAGGCTGTCTTGGGACGTATGCTCCATGTCTTGCTGCTGGTCTGGCAAACGGGCTCAGTGCCTATGCACTAGGTCCGTTGGTTGTTAGTTCGATAGATGTCGGGACAATTGGTGCTGGGAAAGGCACTGGATTCAGTGTTATGATCCCACCTACTATAACCGCATCCATGATTGGATCATTTTCGGCTTATGGCATGATCGGTACGATGGGCGTACCCCTAGCTACGGGAGTTGCCCAAGGTTTCACGACTTGCTTTATGATGGCGGTTATTAACACTGTGTCAGTAGGAGTTGGAGTTGGTGCTGGCAAGATTATGCTTGTTCCGAATCCAGCAGCTTCGCTTAGTATCTTTCTAGCTGCACTTGCTGGTGTTGGGATGTCCGGGGTGAGCATGCCCAGGCTTGCGGCAGCCATATCAACAGGTTTAGATCAGGTGTTACCGTCTGCTATTGGCATTGTAGCTATAGCTGGACCTCCCAGTCCTTATCCTTCGTCAGGTGTCGGTCTGGGTAAACTTCTATGATAAGGTATTGTCTGCTATGGGTCTGAATACTGACGGCTGCCTCCTTGAAGGATTCCGCGTAGCTACTGCAAATAGTCCTTTCACCTATTTACCGCGTACCTATGTTATAGATCAAGGTGCTCTTGATGCTATCAATTCACAGCTCGAATATATGGTGTGGGTTGGCGGGCAAACAGCAGGTGCTGATGGTATTGAGATTAGTGACCCAGCGCTTACGTTTCACTGGACTAGGAACAATGGTAAATTAACTAGGTTTGACTGGGATGGCTTTTCGCGCCGATGGTCAACTAAGCCCGGGACTGGCCAGTCTTCGGTTGGCGTGCTTAGTAATAGTCCACGCGTGGTGGTGCCACCACCGGATTCTTCTATATCGGCATCTGAAGCGCCGTTCTCCATTTATATGGGATCTCCCACCAGGATTCGGACGTTCATCGTCTCCATAGTCGCGACTTCGACATCCTTTGGAGATCCGCCCGCGGGAACGGTCGAAATTTCAGCGGATAAAGGTGAGCTTAACTGGGGTACAGCAGATCTGACCAGTTCTCTAGCAGGTCAGACTGTATATGCCGCCCAGCAGGCATTTTTCGATCGTCAGAAAGTCAAAGGCAGAGTGGGGATGTTACCATCAATCCCATCTGATTCATATGCTCTGTTTTTGAATCCGATACCGGGAATTGGACAAGTTCCACGAATACGCATAGGATACAGAGCGTATCTAACTGCTTTACAGGTTTCGACTGAGGCCGAACTTGGTTCTGTGGTAGAAGGTACAGTCCAATACTCTGCTGACACGGGGCGGTTGAAGTTCTCTGTCTCAGACATAAAAGCTTACCCTGGAGAATTGATTTATTACGATGGGGTAGAGCTTGGAACTTTTACTTTGAATCGATATGCCGTGGGCGTTACAGATGCTGTATGGCCAGTCGCGGCGGGGACTGCGCAGATTTTTGTTGGTCTGTCTGACGCTACTCGATATGTTGTGTATTCAGAGCTTGCTGGAACTAAATACTATTATGATATTGTGCTTGGTAGCGGCGTCTCGCCTACGCGTCCACCAAATGGGCATGTTTACATAAATACAGATACTGGATATTTTTATATTCCGAACTCAGATCCATCCATATATCGTGGTGCAACAATATATGCTTTGGATACAGTGCATGTGTTTGAGCATGGGGTGGCATTACAGTTTTTTCGAAGCGCCGCAAATGGAACCGGATCACCAGCTCCAGACTTTAAGGAAATATGGACGGTCTCAAACCAAACAGTGGTGGATGGACTTATTGGGTCCCCTTTTTCTGTATTGCCCACAACACCGTTGGTTGATTCTTCGCTAATCTATCGTGTGGAGGTTGGAACTGGCGGAGGATCATTCGTTGGTGGTCTTGTGGATGGGGCAAATCCTACGAAGCTAGGTAACGGATACTTGCTTGACCTAGATCAGCGTTTTGTTAAAATGACAACGCGCAAGGCTGTGACGATAGTATTACCAACTCCGGCCTCAGCAGTAAAACTTCCAGATGCGGCTATCAGTTCATTCGGATTCCAAGCAATGAAAAATGGTACCGCCATTATGGCAGGTACGGATTTTACGTTTAACGCTGATACCGGTATGGCTGAATTTACGATGCCTATCGGGCAGAATGATCCGCGGAATGTGCTGGGTGTGTCTGGTGTCGTAGAACTTCCTTCGGCCTTTGTGGTGCCTACTGGTACGTTTTCAGTGTCACAGGGTGGTAAGCAGCTGTTGGTTGCCTCAGGCCCCAATGCAGGCGTATACACAGTGTTAACCACCGGAACTACCACAGAGCGGTTGCTTGTTGCTGAGAAGTTTATTGTAGCAGGTGCTACAACGGTGGATGTAAGGGGTGTTGTGGAGATAATTGCGGATCGAGTGTGGCGATCATTTAAACCCCCGATTCGCAAGGTTGTTCTTTATCGTGATGGCGGCACTGGATCATTTACTGCTGTAGGGCAGGATAAATTTTCCGTGTTGGCATCTAATGGTCAGGTGAATCTCACGGATCCGGTTAAACCTGGAGAGCAAATCCGGATTGAGTATACATCCTTAGACTCAACAGATGGTGTAACTGTAGTTCCAACAACCAGAACCGAGTTTGCAGGTTTTAAAATTCGGCAGGAAGTAGCTTCATATGTACCGGGGACAGCTATGGTTGCTTTCAACCCTGGTAGTAAAACCGTATTGATAGAACGTGGCATCTCACTCTACGTGAACGGCGTGACAGTGGATCCATCAGGGTACACTTTCACAGCTCCTAGCACGATTACTTTAAATGCTGCCATCACTACGGAACAAGTGGTACTAGACTATTGGGTAGCAGAGAGTCCTGGCGGTAATACAAATTTCAGTGTGTTATATACTCCAATTGATTTAGACTTGCCTACTATCACGGCGGGTTCGGTCTCTACAGTATTCAATGGTGATCAGTCATTCCTCATCAGTGGCTGCCCAATCCTGATAGATAATGTTTCGGTAGCACTTGTAGCTGGTTCTGTGTATGACTCTGTGACAGACACGACAACAGTCACATTTTCTCCGACTCCATATATCGGAACAGATGTGAATTCTGTATTTAAGACAGCACAGAGTGTTGACAAGACTTATGCTGTGAATGAATCTCTGACGCCTGATATACTGCCTAAGGGGTCTACAACGCTCACGCTGTTTGGGGCAACATCCTATCCAGAAGGTACTATTGTATTTCTAGATGATGATCCTTATTTGGTTGTAAACTCAACTCAGAGTGGTGGAGTTACTAAAATTACGCTGGCGTCTAGTGCAGTTCGTAATTATATAGTACCTGTTGTGCGCAGATCGGTGCGTCCTGTGCTTCAATCGACTCAGGATGTGCAGACAGCGCAGCCTGCGCATGTTGGCTATGCTCCGTTGTTATTTAAGATACCAATATCAGGTACGCCAGTGCTCCTTGTGCAGGGCGTTGATTTCACAATGGCAGATGGCGGTCTGATCAGGCTCTCTGCAGGCCTTATATATGGTGATACTTTATATGCATGCTATGTGGCAAGGATGAATCAGCCTGCTGGGACTGTGTTTACATTCAATTATGCAACAATTATAGCACCAAATCTTGCGAACGGCCTTATTGGACAAAAATTAATCTCGAGTTATAACTTATATAATCCGGATACTTTCTATTTCCGCGCCGAGCCTGTGCTTACTTTCATTCCTGAAGTTATGGAGGAGATTGGAAAGGGTTCTGGAACCACATCGGGTCCTGCCACAGCAAACGTATCTAGCATGGTATCCAAAGATTATGGTAATCCGAGTCTATGGTTTGATGAGCAGCATTGGCGCAATGTTGATCTAGTCATGGTACGTTTGCTCAAATACTTTAACGATCAGATTGATCGATATGAAGACATACTCGCGTGTGTTGATGGACGCGTGGTTGGTGGTACATCAGGTAGATTCCGATTTGATGGTAATACAAGTGGAAATCAGAGGGCGTCGTATACTGAAGTACGGAATGATATCGACGATCAAATCAGATTATTTGATAAACTAGTACTGACTGGGTTCGTAAGCTTTACGCGTGCTCCTGTCTATGGTGCAATGTGGGACTACAATAGGTATTCACGATTGTTCCCAATAATGCAGCCAAAGGCTACAGTAGCATTCGGTGATCCAGACGGTTACGGCACGGTGCTCGGTAGTTTTGCTGTGAGCAATCTTACATCAGTGGGAACTACATTCTCGACAACACCATCACGTGCCAAGTATGTAGCGGCTAATGCAGCTCGAACAGTTGTGCTTGTGGCGAGTATCAATGGCAGTTCAGACTATCTTGTACCACCATTCTATTCTGCCCAACAAGTATTGCTTTACCCACCTGATGGTTCGGCGCCAACATCGGCAACGATAACTTCTTTAGCCGTCGTTCCACCTGACTGGGTTGGTCCGGCCACTCTAGCTACAATGCTACCATCTTTACCTTCTCTTATCCCACCGCCGGTGTTCATGTTGCTTTATCTTAGTGCACCTGCACCGGATTATTTTGGTGGCGTTGCTGCAGATGTGTCATCCACCTCATATGCTGGAGTGCGGTTCTATAGATTTGGTCGCCATGTCTCTGTGAATAACGATAGTGGAGAAGTCTTGAATGCACAAGATCCGGATGATCCACCTTCACCAGCGCTTGTGGGTAATGAACTTGTTGACGCTGATGTGTTTTATACTAATAAGGATACAGCTCCGCGACGCATTCCAGCTCTTGATGGATCTGAATTGACAGATTCTGGATCAGTGAGTAATCCACCGCTGACTTATCGAAATGAACTTGATTTGTGTCAGCGTGAATTGTATGGGTTATCATTCGTGGGTGTTGGTACCACAGTGATAAATCTATATACACCATATATTAGAAGTTCGGTTGGGCTGACAATAATGGTCGGAATGACGGTGCATTTTCTTACCGGAACCAACGCTGGACAAGTACGGACAATTGCATCCACTTTTAGCGGTGGATTTGTCCTAAATTCTGATGTGACATTTGACTCGAGTCCGGAGGACATCCATATAGATGCCTGGGGTGTAACACCGCCTCAGAATGGATCTGGTACAACATTGGGCATTTCTAGCCAAATGACGGGTGTCAGCTTCTCGTTTAATGTTGGCACTTCGGTACATATCACCACAGGCACGAATACTGGCAGTTCTATCATAGTGACAGCTGTTGCGGGTACACATGCCTTCGATTTCTCCCCATCAATATGGTTTGATCCCATTGAGGCCAATATGTACGTGCCCGTACACGTAGGTGATCTGAGGGATATCATATCGAATGAGGTGAATCTCATCCGATATGATACAACAAATTCACCATCAGGCGGCTTTATAGGCGGATTGAACGCAGAGATCATATCGGCAATGGCGATTGCTGCTAATCTCGGGTCGTCCGTGATAAATAGTACTGGATCGGTGTCTGGAGCTGTGCTTATGGATTCTTCCCAGACATTTGCGGGTGTCACGACTTCGTGCTGTGTAGTTATACCGTCTGGAGCAAATCTTGGCGTATATAAGGTGGCTTCGGCGATTTCGGGTATGTTAACGGTTGAGTCATCTGATCCATTCGCTCCATTCCCATCCTCTGACTCAGTGACATACTCAGTTATTAATCCATGGTCTTTCTGGACCCCGAAACAAGTGCAATTCTTGGCAAAATTTGTGCGGGAATCGCTCACAGCTGCTGCCAATGCATCTGCATGGTTTGCAGCAATCATCTATGCTGGAGTTGCTAATCGTGTTGCAGCTATTACTGGTCGCCAGACATATTTATCAGATGCAACTATAGCTGTAGCAGATATTTTAGTTAATAGTGATTCTATGTATGATATGCGCTATTTACTTATTCAGCAGCGCATTGATAAAAAGGATGGGTTCCTGACTAAGATCAATCAGGCTGCGTCGAAGCGAGCGGACGACGCAGTGAAGCTTGTGGCGAATCAAAAGAAAGCTCTTTTGCTTGAGGGAATGGTATGAAGGATCATGCTATTGGCACGGAGACGACGGAAGAACCCTGTGCAACCTGGGCTCATGATCAAGATCTATCCTTCAAACGCATAAATGGGCATTTGCAAACGCTGGTAGACGCGTTACAACAGGGGGTGGATCGTTACAAGCAGGAACTGGCTCGTATGATTGGAGCCCGCGATCTGGTTAGGAAGTGAGACTGATATGAATTGGTCTACCGTTAGTCTTCGCTTCTCACCGTTTGACCCGTTGAAAGGGCCGCTCGAGTCTGTACTGACTTTGTTGGAGACAGTAGAAGCGATTCTCGAGGCGTTGCTTGATCTGATCAAGGTTTTTCTTATTGACTTTGGTAATCCGCTCAAGGCACTGATTGCATTATTACTGGCGGCAGTTCGTGCCATCATTAATCAAATAAAGTCGACTGGCTTCGCGGTGTTGCTCGTGCACCCGGACTTTGGACGGCAGGATTTTGCCGCAGTCCTGCAATCTGTGAGTGGTTCGTACCCATCGTTTGAGGCTAAGGTTGTGTCGAAGTTCCACGACACGGGCGATGCATTCCGTCCACAGTATGGACCGGGATCGTCGGTTGCAATGTTGGTGTTTTATATTGGGACTGAAACGCCAGGCGATCTAATCACTCAGCTCTTTGCACTGATGCAGCTTTTAAGGACACCAGTAGTGCTCAGTGGATTGCCAGCACCTATGAATTTGAAAGTAAATCCGGTGCGCAAAAGCGGCGATCCGGTGGCAAATTTCAGAGGGTTGTTTGATTCAGATTTACAGAAGGCGTTGGTGCTCGAATGGCAGATGCCAATGACACCGGCAGGCTCGCCATTACCAGGGTTCATGAATTCTTTGGTGAGCTTTTATAACTCGTTCCGGTTTCCAAATTTCGTCGTGGAACGATGTGAGTCGCCTGTGGGCGAACTTGTTGACATTGAGGTGAACTCGACGACGATGGGAAAAACGGTATCACCGGTTGTTCAAAAATATGGCCTTGCTAAGCCATTGACAACTGTGTCATTGAGGGAGGAAAACGGTGATGCATACCGAAACTTCCCGAAAAAGATCTCGGTATCAGGATCTCAGCTGCTAGAGGGTGCGTTTACCGGGACTTATCGATATATTGATGAGGATTCAGAGCTCGAATCTGGGAAACCTTATTGGTATCGTGTAAGGGCCTATTTTGGGACTCCGACTGCATATCTTGCCTGTACGGATGCTGCGTCGGTGAAGGATCACAAGTCACTTATCAAGTACGAAGGAAACCAGCCTTTCATTCGCTATGGGCAAGGCGTGACAATGGGCCCGCCAAGTTCGACGGTGCGTGGTTTCGTTCCGCGAAATCTTTCTGGGCCGCTTGGATTTAATCCATACAATGCTTTATATGAGGCTGTTCAAGTCGGCTTACTTTTGAACTTTGAGTTTCCACCCGCCGGACGTACTAATGTAGCCGGCAACGCTGTGACAGGTCAGCCTACGAATGCAGCGGATCAGAGTACAACTTTAACACGAGTGAAGCAGCGAACTGGGTGGGGGACACTCGCAGCAGCCGCAGGACAAGTTGCAATTGTGAAGGCTTCTCTCGGGACCTCGAATAAGGTCCGGGATAGTCTTGTGTTTAAGACAACCTGTCGTCGCATAGCGAATCAGAGTCTTACAAATCTACTATCGCAGCCACGTATAATGGATCTCATTTCTGAAAAGTGGAACGGAGGAGTCCAGGAAACGGTGCAAAAGGTACTGAATGCTCAGTATACCTGGAAATTTCCGGCAGTGGTAGGTGGATTCACATCCGGGTCCGAGACGATTGTCAATACCTATCTAGCGCTTGAGGGGTCATACGTTAACGGTATGTCCAAACTATCGGGGCCTTATCCGACACTACCATGGTCAGCTTTGACAGCGGATGAGGCAGCGCAGATCGTGCGTACAGCATCTGGTGATGAGGTTTCAGTAGAAGAGCGTTCGAACTTAGCAGCGTTCTTAAGGCTTGGGCTGACTGGTCTCAGCGGAGGTACGACTTATCTCGCGTGGTACTCAGTTACGATAGGGGATCTATTTCCAGCATTCGTACCATTCATATTTGATTTTCAACAATGGCTTACCGCATTGTTGAAAGCTTTAGAAACTGCAGTCCAAGCAATCGAGGACATCATCCTTACATTGATTTCTAAGATTCAACAGCTTGAACAGATTATTCAATCTATTCTGGCACTTATTGATCTTCTCAATGTGGACTTGCGAGTGTCAGTTCTTGCTGTATCATCAACAAATGGATCAGCGGATAGTTTGGTGACGGCACTGATGCAGTCTGAGAATAAACCAGCAGAGTCTCCTTATGGGCTCCATTCGGGCTTGGTATGTACTTTTGGAGGTCCGGGAGAGGGTGCCGTGGCAGCCTTCCGAGCAATCAAGTTTATCCTCACAATGCCGGTCTAGTGTCATCACGAAAGGTGGCTCGCCTGGGCCGGCGGGGGACTGGGAGGCGCGCTCTATCAACGGCGTGCTGTTTGACCCGATGTCGCCATTCGGGGATCTGGGGCCTCGGGCGTTCCTCACGCTGTGTATTGGCATTGGCGGGTGCGCCTGGGCCGCGTGAGCTCTTATTGCGGCCGTAGTGTAAGTCATGGCCTTCTCGTTCTACGGGACTTTCACGACAGCTCAATTTGAGCAATTGCGCATATTTGCTAAGGTCCAGGAACGTGATCTTAAGGAACGGCGCAAATGGTTACAAGCTGCGATGGAACGTAATGGCTTGTTTGCGACGGAATACGATTTGGCAACATCATTACCAGTGCGGTTTGAGGCGACTGCAGGTAGTTATGCGGCGAAGCTGCTTATTGCGTATAAGGCGCTTGGCGGTACACCAGAGAAAGACATGCTATTGCGAACCTCGGATCAACCTGTATACCTCACACGAGGTACAAATATATCATCCAACGCTGGTACAGATCCTACGAGTGGTTACTCTGATACATTTACCAATGGACGCCGCTATCGTGGAACCCAGCGCTTTGATCGTGATTTAGGTATTCAGGTAGATCGTCTTAAGAGCTGGCAGCTTGAGGCTATTAAGCGCAAGCGTGAACGTCTGGAGTTCAAAATCAAGCGTGCTCTCGACCTATCTGATCAATTGCAGCGGGAGGCCGACGCTATTGATGCATTGCTTGATATAACTGGTGGTACCACGGTTGATGATCAGATTCGCAAGGTCCAGGCTTATATGTTTCGTACAGGAGCGCAGAATGTCGTGGATGATCCAACTGACATTTTTGGCTTCGGCATTGGACGTATATTTGATCCAACATATGCACCAGACTATGATAATGCTGGAGGCCAAGCGCTGCGTGGAGGATCCACTGGCAAGGTCCCTGGAGTCTAGATTCATACTCTGGATGTAGAGTAGCTCTATGGATCAGACTGTGCAGGTATGGGAAAAGTCCCAACCAATGCTTGGTACCTAGATGTCGATGCCTGACGAGCGGCATGGTAAGCTGAGGTTGAGGGACTCCGGTCATCCTGCATCATCCAAGAAGGCCGTGTGGGTGTGTGATTGCGGTAGAGAAACGACAACCCGAGTGGGGCACGTACGACAAGGCAGGATCAAGTCGTGTGGTAAATGCAACACGATTTCTGCTTCAGAAATGATGTTGCGGAAATTTGGAAAACTGCGGCTGAAAACATCACAAAGTGTCACTCCTGGGTCGGCGAAGAGGCTTGTGTGGATGTGTGATTGTGGTTGTGAAATCACGGCATTTGTTTACAATATCTTCTCAGGTAGTATTACTTCTTGTGGTAAATGCAATGTAATTCCTGCTTCGGAAATGGCGTTGCGGAAGTTCGGAAAACTGCGTCTGAAAGATTCAGTTGACGTGCATCCGGGATCAATGAAGAAGGTAATCTGGCTATGCGACTGTGGCCGTGAAACAAATGTAGCTGTGTCTTCAGTAATACACGGAGGCACAACCTCCTGCGGCAGGTGCAATGTGTTATCTGCCTCGGAGATGGCATTGCAGAAATTTGGTAGGTTGAGAATGGCAGAGCCACAAGAGGTAAAGCCTGGGTCTGCCAAAAAAGTTAAATGGATGTGTGACTGCGGGGATAATATACATGCGGCTATATTCAGCGTAGTATCTGGTGCCACTACATCATGTGGAAAATGCTGGGGTCGTGTGTTGGACTGGTATCTCACAAATAAGGATACTTTGCGAGCGTTAAGCTGCCCGGTGTTGCCAGATGCTATTCCACTGGGTGGGGTCAGGTTATTGGAGACTGCATGTAGAATGCAAGATCCGGTTAGGGCGATGTGTCCTATTTGTGGCAAAGAATATCGGCCAAGAATGTGTGGAATAAAGTCTGGCGTATCGCTGACATGTGGATGCGTATCATATAGAATTTCTGCGGGACACCGATCTATTGCTCAGTTTCTGATTGATAGTGGACTTGATGTGACAGTTGGGTACAGACTCAACAGGCTGGAATATGACATATATGTTCCGTCTCGACAGCTACTGATTGAGTTCAATGGGCTTCGATGGCATTCAATGAATGGTGCTAAACAGCGAGACATTCGCAAATATTTAAATGCCATTCGCAACGGATTCTTATTTGTTATGATCTATGAGGATGAATGGGTGTGCAGTCAGTCTAAAATGGAAGACATACTGCATCATCGGACGGCCTACCATAAGGTGTCGACCTTACGACCTGCTTGCTGTCAGATTATGCCCATTTCTTCTGGGGAAGCTGATGTCTTCTACGATAAATTTCATTATATAGGATCATGCCATCCTAAAGTTTCCTATGGGGCTTTCTTAAAAGACCATCTGGTAGCTTGTATCAGTTTTTCTCGGCCAACTAGACAATCTACACATGACTGGGAATTGGTTCGAATGGCCTCTGATCCGGAGTACAGAATTCATGGGATCTGGAGTAAACTCCTGAAGGTATTTTGCC